CAAGACATGGCATCTCAACTCTCGGAGTGGGGTAAAGCTGTCTCTGATATTGCTTACGCTGCTGAGAAAGCTAATGAACCACCGGGTGTGTTTAAGACGTTGTTCGGTAAGGACACTCAGAAGAGCGCCATCGACATCTTTGCTGCTCAGAAGCAGTGCGAACAGCAACGCAAAGAGTTGCGTCAGCTTATTAGTTACACTTACGGCAACGATGCTTGGCTGGAGTTTCAGGCTATTGAGCGCCGGGTGCGAGAGCAACAGCGTGAGCAGGTCTATCGTCGTAAAGAGTTAATCGAAGGTATCCTAGAGGCTGCACTCTGGACAGGTATTATCTTAGCAACAAGCGTTATTGCTGGCTTTGGTCTGTACTTCTGGGGTCGTTATCTGGAGAGGTGGTAAGATGGTACTAGAGCATTGGATATGGCCTGCGTCTGTCATTGCCATTGGTGTACTTTTTTACTTTAGCGGTGATGGCTTCTACCGTTATGAATGTCAGTCGCCCTCCCATTTCGACACCCCTGAATGCCAACCCCCTATTTGCCTTCGTACTCGAATGTGCGCCACTGACCTAACGGGAAAATCAGAATGAAAAAGACTGACCCTGAATACCTAGAGGCCAAGCTACGTTACTTCGTAGGGGTATCCCTGACCCTAATCCTTGGCATCAGTATCTTTATCATCCTCTACTCTTTGGTGTTCGTAACTCAGCCTTTGGGAGAGTCGAGTGAAAACGACAGAGCACTGTTCTCAATTCTGACCCCTATTACGTCGTTCCTAGTGGGTGCGCTGGGTGGCGTTCTAGCCGCTGGGAACAACCGCAACAAGGGTGGAGACGATGAGCCGCCTGCACAAGAATGTAACGACAAATAGAGAGCCTGTAAACGTAATGTCTGATGCTATGAAGAAGCTGCAACAGAAGTGTGGTGTCGTCGCTGATGGCTCCTTTGGGCCTAACACGGCACGAGCTATTGCTAAGCATTTTAAGCTCTCTGCTGAACGTGGTGCTCACCTGCTCGGGCAAGCAAGCCATGAGAGCGGGGGCCTAAAAATCACCCGTGAAAATCTCAATTATTCCGCTGAGACCATGTGTAAGGTCTGGCCCTCTCGGTTCAAGAGTGTGGCTGAGGCTGCACCCTACGCTCGTAACCCCAAGGCTCTGGCTGACAAGGTTTACTCTGGTCGCATGGGCAACGGAGAAGGCGAGGGCCACATCTGGATTGGCCGTGGTTTCTTGCAGTTGACAGGCAAGGACAACTACCGCTCATTTGCCTCTGATATGCGTTTGCCTGAAGTTATGGAGAACCCTTCGCTGGTTGAGACTGACTACGCAATGGAAACTGCCCTGTGGTTCTTCGAGAAGAATGGTTTGTTCGCTATCGCAGATAAAGGCGTAAGTGACGACATCATCAAGCAAATCACGAAGCGAGTGAATGGTGGATACATTGGCTTGGATCACCGCAAAGCAGAGACCGAGAAGATTTACGGTTGGCTCAAAGCGTAATGCTGTAAGGGCAAAACGTACCCCTTGACAAACCAAATCAACTGTGGTATTATTGTCACATGAGTTCTTTATCAGTCAACGACACAATCCGTCTAGCTGCCGAGGCTGACTTAGAGACCTTCATCAAGCTTGTCGCTCCTGAGCAAGTCCTTGGTCAATGTCACTCTGAGTTGCTCGGCTGGTGGACACGTCAAGACAGCAAGACTCACCAACTCGTTCTGTTCCCTCGTGACCATCAGAAGTCTCGTATGGTAGCTTACCGGGTTGTGTGGGAACTTACGAAGAATCCTACGCTGCGTGTGCTCTACATCTCTGCTACGGCTAACCTTGCGGAGAAGCAGCTAGGCTTTATGAAAGGTATCTTTACCTCTGAGGTATATCGTCGTTACTGGCCTGAGCACGTCCATCCTGAAGAAGGTAAGCGTACTCGTTGGACCACCTCGGAGATTGCGTTAGACCATCCTCAGCGTAAGAAAGAAAACGTACGTGACCCTAGCATCTTCACTGGTGGCCTCACTACTTCCCTTACTGGTATGCACTGCGACATTGCAGTACTTGATGATGTGGTTGTCTATGAAAACGCATACACTAACGAAGGCCGTGACAAAGTAAGAAGCCAGTATTCTTTGTTGTCGTCCATCGAAGGTGCTGAGGCTCGTGAGTGGGTTGTAGGCACTCGCTACCATCCGATTGATCTGTATAACGACTTGATGCAGATGATTGAGGATCAGTACGACAAAGATGGTGGTAAGATTGGCGAAGAGAACATCTACGAAATCTTTGAACGTGCAGTAGAAGATAGGGGCGACGGTACGGGTGAGTTCCTGTGGCCTCGTCAGCAACGTAAAGACGGTAAGTGGTTTGGTTTCGACCAACAGATTCTAGCTAAGAAGCGTGGGCAGTACCTCGACAAAGGACAGTTCAGGGCGCAGTACTACAACGACCCTACGGACCCAGATAACATACCCGTAGGCTCAGACAAGTTCCAGTACTACGACCGTAAGCATCTCCACCTTGATAATGGTTACTGGTTCTACAAGACGCACCGCCTGAACGTTTACTGTGCAGTAGACTTTGCGTTTAGCCTTAGCAAGAAAGCTGACTACACTGCTATGGTTGTCGTCGGTGTCGATGGTGAGAATAACGTCTACGTCTTAGAGATTGATCGCTTCCGTACGGATCGCATCAGTGACTACTTCGACCATATTCTACAGCTTAGTAATAAGTGGTCGTTCAGGAAGATGAGGGCAGAAGTCACGGTGGCTCAGGTAGCTATTGTGAAGCAGCTTAAAGAACTCATCAAGCAACATGGTTTGTCGATCTCCATCGAAGAGTACCGACCGAATAAAGGCAGTAAGGAAGAGCGTATCGCAGCCGTCCTTGAGCCTCGTTACGACAACCTTTCGATCTGGCACTACAGAGGCGGTAATACTCAAATCCTTGAGGAAGAACTGTCTAGCCGTAACCCAGCCCACGACGACGTTAAGGACGCCCTAGCTTCTGCTGTCGACATGGCTGTGAAACCTATGAAGAACGTTCAGCGCAGCAAGAGTAACAATATCGTCTGGGCTAACTCACGATTTAGAGGCAGTGCATAATGGCCGGAACTACCATCGAACTTGAGCACCTGCTTAACCCCGATACTCTCGCTGTCGAGATCGCTAATCGTTGGGTCGAGTGGAATACTCTGCGTGACAAGTGGCTTGTCGAAAAGAAAGAACTCCGTAACTACCTCTACGCTACGGACACTCGTACGACGAAGAATGCTGCCCTTCCGTGGTCGAACTCTACGACGACCCCTAAGCTGACGCAGATCATGGACAACCTCCATGCGAACTACTTTGCTACTCTGTTCCCTCAGCAGAAGTGGATGCGTTTCGAACCTTCTGACAGCAAGAGCAACAAGAAGGACAAGATTGAGTCCATTCAGGCGTACATGGACAATAAGGTCCGTCAGTCTGACTTTGTGAACACCGCTTCTAATCTCCTTTACGATTGGATTCAGTACGGCAACTGCTTTGCTACTGTGGTCTACGAGAACACCTCCAACATTAAGCAGGATGGTTCTGTCGCCGTTTCTTACGAAGGCCCTCGTCTGGTCCGTATTTCTCCTTACGACATCGTATTTAACCCTACTGCATCTGACTTCTACAAGACGCCTAAGATCATCAAGAACATTCTTACCCTCGGTGAGATCAAACGGATGATCGACAAAGACCCGTCTAAGGCTCATTGGCAGGGTATTATCGACAAGATGATGTACGCACGGGCCTCTATCCGTTCGGCTGACTCTGCGTATAACAAAGCTGACGGTTTTATTGCTGATGGCTTTACGTCGATCCAACAGTACTATGAGTCGGACTACGTTGAGATTCTTACGTTCTACGGGGACATCTTCGACTATAACGACAACAAACTCCACTCGGATCGTATTATCACTGTTGTCGACCGTGCTTACGTTCTGGACAATGAAGAGAACCCCTCGTGGCTGGGCCATGCGCCTATCTTTATGGCTGGCTGGCGTCCTCGTCCTGATAACCTGTACGCTATGGGTCCGTTGGATAACCTCGTCGGTATGCAGTATCGTATCGACCACCTTGAGAACCTTAAGGCTGACGTATTCGACCAGATTGCCTACCCTGTGATGAAGATTCGTGGGGACGTAGAGGACTTTGACTTTGCACCGGGTGCTCGTATTTACCTTGGTGAAGAAGGCGACGTAGGCTACCTGCAGCCTGATGGTACTGCCCTTCAAGCTGACCTCCAAATCCAACTCCTTGAGAACAAGATGGAGGAGATGGCTGGTGCTCCTCGTCAGGCTATGGGTATCCGTACGCCCGGTGAGAAGACTGCTTTTGAAGTCCAGAGCCTGCAGAACTCAGCCTCGCGTATCTTTGAACATAAGACTGCCCACTTTGAGCGTACGTTCCTTGAGCCTATCCTGAACGCTATGTTGGAATGTGGTCGTCGTAATCTGTCGTCTACTGAATCTTTGTCGATGGTTGATCCTACCACGGGGAATACGTTCTTCCGTAACATCACCAAGACCGACATCATTGGTAGCGGTAAGATCAGTGCTATCGGTGCTCGTCACTTTGCTGAACGTGCTCGTCGGGTACAGAACCTTACGCAGCTTTACCAGCTTAAGCTTGCCGACCCAAGTGTCTCCGTTCACCTCTCGGGTAAAGAGTTTGCTCGTATCATGTCGGAAGAACTTGGTGAGCCTAAACTCTACGGCGAGAACATTAGCGTTATGGAACAGCTTGAGACTCAACAGGCCGTTCAGGAAGCTGAAATGCAGAACCAAGAGCAACTTATGCTTGCTCAAGAACTAGGTGCTTAATGCAGGCTGTATGGCTTAGAGGCGTCAAGGACTCTGATCGGAACCAACGCAAACAAGAAGTGTTGTCGTACCGTAATGCCTTCGACGACCTACGTGAAATTCTAGAGCAGCACTATGTCCGTAAGGAAGCTGTTCGGGATTATTCCCCCGGTTGGGAATACAAACAGATCGCCGTGAATGAATATAACGCTGTTCTCGACGATCTACTCAACTTAATCGACCTTAACCACAAGGACTAACAATTTGACAAACGTGTTCGACCAAGCTCAGCAACCATCTGGGCAGAGTCAAGAGAGCCAAGCATCACAGACGACAACTGAACAACAGGAGTCATATCTGGCAAAGCTCGTCGCCACTAAGGGAGAGAACTGGAAAGACCCTGAAGTGCTAGCCAAAGGCAAACTTGAAGCTGATGGCTACATTAAAAATCTAGAGGATCAACTTACGCAGATGCGTGAAGACCTCCAGAAACAGGACTACGCCAAGACTCTACTCGAAGAACTGCAGACCAAGGCCATGTCGCCCACCAACGTGAAACCTGCAGCGGCTAACAACAATAATAACGGTGGCACTAATACTGATGGCAATACCCCGCCGCAAGTGAGTGAGGATATCCTAAAGAGCCTTGTTGAGAAAACTCTGACTGCACGAGACCGAGATAATACTGTAAAGCAGAACCTCGCTCTTGTCGATCAGGAACTTGAGAAGACCTACGGCACTGAGGCCCCTGCCGTTGTCCAGAAGAAAGCCCAAGAACTTGGCTTGACTGTTCAGCGTCTACAGGAACTAGCGTCTGAGTCCCCTAACGCCTTCTTTAACCTGATTGGTGAACCGAAGAAATCCTTCCAACCTATTGTGTCGGGGACGGTTCGCACGGAAGGGGTCAACATGCAAGCTTCGACGGAGCGGAACTTCGATTACTACCAGAAGCTTCGTCGGGAAAGTAAATCCCTCTACTATACTCCCAAGGTTCAACGACAGATGATGGATGATGCTGCTCGTCTTGGGAATAAGTGGAAACCATAAACTAGGAGAAGACTAAAATGGCTATGACTACTGCCAACATGAGTCTCCTTACTCGCTCGGAAGTATGGTCTTCGGAGCTTAAGGAAATTCTGCGCGACGAAATGATGGCACAACGCTACGTGCGTATGCTTGAAGGTTTCCCTGACGGTGACCAGTTCACGATCCCGTCGATTGGCCAAGCTCAGGTCGACAACTACGCAGAAGATACTGCCGTTGTTTACCGTCCGATGGACACTGGTGAGTTCACCTTCACCGTTGACAAGTACCTGTCGTCGGCTACCTACATCACCAAGAAAGCAGAGCAAGATTCGTTCTACTCGGCTGAACTGATGTCGCGCTTCGTGCCGGAACAAGAGCGGGCCATCATGGCTCACTTCGAAGCCACCACGTTTGCTGCGCCTGAAGCTGGTGTGTCGGCTAACTCGGAAGCTGCAATTGATGGCGTTGGCCACCGTTGGGCTGGTTCGGGTACTGGCGCTGTGATCGCAGTTGCTGACTTTGCTCGTGCTCGTTACGCTCTCAAGAAGGCTAACGTTCCCGACACCAACCTGATCGCTGTCGTTGACCCGTCGGTCGAATACACGATCAACACCCTGACCAACCTTGTGTCGGTCTCGGATAACCCGCGTTGGGAAGGCGTTGTCGCTGATGGCATCGCTACTGGTATGCGCTTCGTGAAGAACGTGTACGGCTTCGACGTGTATACCTCGAACTACCTTGCTACCGCAACCGATTCGGCTCTGACCAACAAAGCTGCTTCGCCCGGTAACGTTGACTTCGGTACCAACAACGGTAAGGTTAACCTGTTCTTCTCGGCTGCTCCCGCTGCTCAGGCTTTTGTCGGTGCATGGCGTCAGATGCCGGAAGTGGACTACGAGTACAACAAAGACTTCCAGCGTCATGAGTATGTTACGACTGCTCGTTACGGTGTTAAGCTGTACCGTCCCGAGAACATGGTTCGTGTTATCACGAAAACCAACGTGTAATTAGGAGGGATATAACATGTCTTACACTAACGCTGACGGTCTCTTTGTCCTGACCGATGGTGCTCAGGGTGCTGTTAACGACGAAGGCGTCACCGCTCGTGGTGCTCGTCAGGTCATCACCAAGAAGCTGTCGCTGGCTGCTCTTGGTTCGTCGTTTGGTTCCTCGAACATCGACCCGCTGGAAGCTATGATCCCGGCTGGTGCTATCATCGTGAATGCCGATCTGGTTATCACTGACGCTGCTACCTCGGGTGGCTCGGCTACGTTGACCATTGGTACTTACAACGCTGCTGGTACCGCTGTGGATGCTGACGGCATTGATGCTGCTATCGCTCTGACTGCTATCGACGCAGACGGTGACGTGGTGCAGTGTGACGGTGCTCAGGTCTCTGGTGTCGTTACCGTGGGTTCGGCCCCGTCTGCGTCGATAGCAGTCAGAGCGATAGCAGCATCAATGCCGTCAGCATCCACAGCGGTACCAGCAGCGTTGTAAGTACCAATGGTC